AGTATCTTCTTTACCTCCGACGATGAGCTGCTCACTCAATTCAAAATAGGATTGCTTACTTTCCCTAGCTAAAACATCTTCTATAGGTTTTGCCATTGCTGATTTAATACTATCAATAGCAGCTTTACTAGTATCTTTTATAGAGTTTACTGTATCAGTTAAAGAAGCTTTGATTGTTTCTTTAGATATATCAACCTTAACATGAACAGCATCCTCACCTCTTGCTTTTCTAGTTTTTATTATTTCTGGATTTTTTGCCATTTAATTATTTCTTATTCTTCGGTAATTTTGTACCAGGTTTACCAACATATAAACCAAAGAAAGCAGCGCCAGCACCAACGATAGTTGATATGTACATTGCTTGCGAATTGGTTGGGTCTGGTAATGTCATAAACCAGGTTACTGATTTATAGAAAGCATAAATGTATGCCATCATCACCAATCTAGGTATAACTCTAAATTTATCTAACAGACCTGCTGTTTTATTGTACCAAGTAGGTGCTTCATCACCTTCATTTGGTATCAAATCGCTTTTTGCTACTTCATACTCTTCAGTAGTCTTTTTTACTTTTACTAAATCATCTGCCATTTTATTTCCTATCTTGTTGACGAGCCTTCTCTTTCTCATCTTTTAAATGTTGTAAGAGTAGAGTTGTATATATCTCCCTCTCCCACGGAACCATATTCTCTAATTCTGCTAAAGAATATTTATGATGTTGCATTAAAGCAAAATTTACCTGGAAATAGTTTTCTAGGTTGTCGTGTGAGAGGGCGATTGAAAAAAATCCGATAACCCACTCAATGTCATTTTACTTTTCACCTTTGTTTTAGGATTTACAACTTCAACATCATGCTGTAATTTAGGCATAGTGTTGAAAAACCCTTGAATTTTATTAAAGTGACTTGTATTAAGTCCATCTATAAATTTCTGTATGTCTTCCTTTGTATAATCTTTTACATTATGCACTTTGTCGCCTTCATATATTTCATGTATTGAATTAGCAATAATCTGAAACAAATTTTCCGTTTTTAATTTTGTTGTATCAACATTTGGGTCAATGGCGTCAATTGTTGGATATTTCATAAGAATAGATACTTTATCGTTTATCTGTATCTTATTATCATGCTTATCATCAACATGAACCTCAACCTTTGTTAAATCAACCTCTACTTCTCCATAGGTCTTCTTATCGTCTGGACATAGTAATTTAACTTTAACCACTTCACCAACTGATTTTGCTCTTATCTGTAAAAATACATATTCTAAATCAAATGTTGGCAATAAATTTACATTTATTGCATTGAATGTACAAGTAGATACAATTTCTTTTAAGGCAGAAGTTATTTGTTTATTTTCACCTGACTCTAAAGCCATTAACAAAATCTTTTCTTCTTTTACCAAAAAAGGTCTGTATTTAATCTTGACATCCGTTGAAGGTAAAGTCAACTCATATGTCGCTGTTTCTAATATAGGCAATGCCATAATATTATCTCCTTTATATTAATTATAAAAATGGTGGAAATACTCTTCCGCCAGTCGTCTTACCAATAGGTAAGTTTCTTTTAACCGTTTGTAGTACATCACGGCCAACTCTCCGTATTTCAGGAGGTAATCTATTTAGTATACCACTAAATAAACCGAAATCTTTTGACGCCTTGATTGTAGGCAATTCACCAAATGAATCACCTATTGTTGCGCCGTCTACTTGGTCTGCTAATAAATTTTGCCAAGTTCTATATTTAAATTTTACTCCTACATTCATTACCTCGTCTGTTTTATCATAACCATAAGAAAGTGAGCTAAGTGTATCTGGATAAACTTCATACAATCGTACACCGTAAGTCACTCTATCTCTATCATTTTCGGATGCAAATTGACCTAATTGATATATGTCCATTGTACCGGCATAATCTTCATAATAATGCATATTGTGAGTATTGATATTAAATATTTTTTTCTGCCAATTCTCAAAAAATAATCTTTGTCTTAAAAACTTATCACCATAAAATGTACCACCAATTTCATTTAAAACAGTATACCCATGAGGCATTTCTCTTGCTGGTCCATATATTTTATGTTCTTTTGAGTTTACATTTCTACTAGGCATGGTAATAGTATGGCACATCATACCAACATTTCTTGCCATTTCAGGACTTTCTAAATCATTATTTATTTCATTTTTTTCTGTATATGCTGATTTTGAAGTAAAACTCATTTCACTTAAAATTTTAGGTAAATAAAATACACATAAAAATCTAGTAGGTCTTGCCATACCTTCACCTTGATTTATCTGTGCTATAAATCTGTTTATTGTGGATTCTGGATTGCCACCAACCTTTTGTTTAAGTCTTCTATCACCTGGGATATTATTCATAGACTTATCTCTAGGAAGTCCTATACGGATATCCATATTGCCTATTCGGCGGCCGCCCCTTAAAATAGCCATTAGATTTTTCTCCTACTATCAGCGAACACAGTACCAATACTTGCTTTCTTAAAGATTGCCACTGGTAAATAAGTTGCTATTGCCATTTCATCTACATCTACTCTTAAAAAATTTGACCTAACATGCTTCCATAAATATTTTTTGATAGTTGGTTTAATTGTTGACATACCTCTTAAAGAATTATAAGTTGCCGCTAGTCTTGTTGTGCTATCAAATTTATTATTAGTTCTATATGATTGTATATCTTGTAATAGTTTAAATCTCAATCCGTATGGTAAATAGTGAAAATTCAACCCTACAAACCCACCTCTAAATGAGTCAACAGGAAAAACTAAAGGAAATATGTCATAAAAGGGCAACTTTGCTTTAGTCTTTGGGTCATAATAAAAGAAATACATACGACCAGGTGTAGGTTTACTTATCAATTTACCACTTCTCATCAATTGAGAAGCAGTTGCTCTACTGCCTAACAGCGATACTGCTTTCCTGTACCAACCAGCAGCTTTCATCTGATTTTGTTGTAAATCTACAAGTGGATTAAATATATCTACCATAGGTATATTTATAATGAAAAAAGGGCGGTTATTACTAACCGCCCTTTAAATACAGAAGTATTTGAGAGAGAAAGATTACTCTTCGTCAGCTAACTTACTAAAATAAGATAAGGTATCATCCTCATCTGCTCCACTAGCTTTGATAGTATCTTTTACTTCTGGCATTTTTACAGAGGTTGTGGATTGTGGTGGGAGGTCTACATTGTCCACGGTTTCTGTATTTCTGGCGCCAGTAAGTATCCTATTCAGTTTCTCTTTGAGTTCATCATAGGTTTTAAAATTACTTGGTGCCAAGAAAGGTTGTAAAGGATATTGATTTTCCCATACAGATTTAATTTCATCATCTGTACTCTTGAATTGGGAAACTCCTTCAAACTCCGATTTATCGTAGTTCCAATAACCATCAACTTTTCTGATTTTTAGTTTAAAGTTTGCACCTTTCCAAAAATCAAATGGGTTAATTGGTTTCTCATCATCAAATGCTGGTTGCATTGCTTCAGTTATCTTATCAAATATCTTTTTACCGAATTTGAATAAGAACACCTTACCTTCATTTTCAGGATGCTTTGGATCACTTACGATATAGATGTTGGAATAATATGATAGTTTTCTTTTACGCTTTCTAGCGATATCTTTATCACTATCAACACCTGTATTCCATAATCTAGTATTGTCTTCACTAACTGGATCCTTTTTATTTAAAGTTGTTAATGAATTTTCAATGTACCAACCGCCTTTGTCCTGAAATGCGTGTGACCACACTCTAACCCATGGCATTTCTTCGTCTTTGGATGCTGGTAAAAATCTGATAACGGCATAACCATTTCCAGTTTTATCTAATTCAGGTTTCCAAATTCTTTCGTCTTGATACTTGTTTTTGTTTGTTTGGTCTGCTGGACTTAATTTCGTTTCCAGAGCCTTTGTGATTGCGTCAAAATTGCTTTGACTTGATTTTAATGTATTAAAATCCATATGTATTTTCTCCTTGTATTAACATATTCATTGTATTTGTGTAGGCTATATAATCGCCTTCAGTATTATTTATAATGGTCTTTCGTTTTGTCATTCTTATAATATACTATTAATGTAATATGCGTCTGTCGTGGGTCTTGTTGGAACGCACCCACAATTTTCCAGGAAGTGTCCAATATCTATGAAAGATTGGTCCCTACTTGAAACTAAACAAGGTGTCTTCAGCCATTCGGCCATAACCCTCCTTGCCCATGCCTTTAGTCCACTTAAACTATGTTCAGCCAGACAGATAAAATTACTTGCAAATAAAATTACTTTACGCATATTGTTATCTAATATACACCAATTACACTAGATTGTCAATGGTGGAATAATCTATGTAATGTATATTTGGCACATTTCTCCACTCTTTAATATGCTGATTAACCTTATCTCTACTATCATTATATCTGTTAACCTTATAGAATTTAACAGTAGGATACCAATCCATCAGCGTTTTCCATTGATTTATCCAATTAACTGCTGGTGTTGGACTGGTTTCTTTTGATACATAGTGCTTTGTACTCTTGTATAAGTTGTTAATCTTTTCATTGTGACTATATAAATCATGTCCTATTAAATACACTTCTTCTGGTTTATCTCTATAAATTGATACATAACCAGCAGAAGGACCACATGCCCAGCCATGGTCTCTTTTCTTACCGTTCGGTTCAAACATCACATCATTCAATGAGTTTGAAAAATCAGGTTTTTTAATCCAAGATACCTTTATTGTAGTATGGTCTATTTTTCGTTTCTTATGACTGCCATCTTTTAAAATTATATCTGCAATACCTTTTAGAGCAGCACCATGTAAAACAAATTCTGTACTATCACCTCTTTCATTTTCTATAAAAACATCACCTCTATCTCTTAACTTTTGTAATTCACCTGGCGATACTTGACATTCAACCATATCATGGTACATTGGTGCTGGTACTTTTGTAAAATCTCTAAAATAACAAGGTATTTTTTGTGCTATACCAGCATGATATATTTCATGTATCATTCCATGGTCTACAGAAGTTATTACATCTGGTAAAAATTCTCTATGAAGAGCATTGCAACCATATATGTGACCAAGAGGTCTTAATCTTTCTAAATCAAAACCTTTTCTACTCTCACCATTACCAATACAAAATACTCTTTTCATTTTGTAAATACTTCTTTCATTGTAAGTTTTGCCTGTGTTCTATTAAAATGTATAAATGGTTTCATCTTAACAAATTTTTTATAAATTTGAGTCCAAACAACCTTTTCTTCAATATTATTATTCCAATCCTTACTAAACGATATGATTGAATCCATGATGAAGGCGGTCTGGAAGTGAATTTTCTTTTGAATAAGTAATCGTAAAGCTCTAGGGTGTTGTCCGTTATGTACACCAAAACCATTATCAAAAGAAATATTCCTCCTGTTAAAATCATCGCTAATGTATACACAATCGTTACGAAAATGATACCCAATTGACTCTTTATATTTTCTAAATTTATTGTATTCGTCAGCACCTTCATTACTAATTAAATTTCCAATCCATTTCTTACTATCTGCCAAGAAGTTGGCAACAAAGTAGTCAACAATCTGGTCTTGACCATATCTCTTGCTAAGTTTATGAAAAAAATATCTATCATTTCTTTTTGTAAAAGTTTCCAATCCAGCATTTACTCGTCCTTCATACTTTGCATAGTTATAAGTGTCGGTTGTAAAATGCATTTTAACCGCCAAATAAGTCCTGAAAACATCAAATCCTCCATACATATCAATCTATCAAATACTTATAACAGATTGGGAAATGGTCTTTCATATGTCTTGATAGTTGTTGTGTTATCATTCTTGTTTCTGCTTGAGCATTACTCTTACTCCTTAAATTACATACTCTACTGAAAGCGAATACACTACCTGACCATATCCACTCGGTCATCATACATTGTGGTAATACCATTCTAGCCATTTCAGGTGCTATGCCTTCTTCTAACATATCATTATAAGTTTCTTTGGCTACATTTATTAAATGCATAATATCATATTCAACTTCTTCATCACTTGAACCTTGTTTAATACTTTTCTCTGGTCTCTTACGCCACATAAATGGTATATAAAATTCTGGTTTATCATCTACATATCTT